GCCAATGGTCATAAACGCGTCATACATAATTACCAATTCGTCTAGCAAAATGCTGTGGTCTGGCACTTGGCTTGGCACATGGTTAGGGCGCACTATTTCGTCAATCAGGTTGGTAAACACTTTGCCTAATTTGTCGCTGTAAGTATCGGGATACATTGCCTCTCTCGTTTCTTGTGTAATGCCTATGTCGGTGTATGGAATATCAGCCATGTGTGCTTGACCATGCTTGCCAGCCAAGAATACGGTAAACCTGTAACGCGGCACGGATATTTACATCTGGGTAAAACAGATCGTCCAGTTTGGTAATGATGCCTGCCTCGATCAGCCACGCTTCGTGAATACCGTTGACCTGCCACAATCCTCTAGACCCACCGTTTGAGTCTTTACCGTTCCATGCCAATGGATTGCAGCGCGACTCACGAAACATCACACGCGCCATTATGGGTGCTTGATCTGCAGGCCAGCCAGCCGTAATTGCGTCAGCCACGTACTCTGCACAGCCTTTTGGCACGGTGGTAGTTGTAGCCGGCGCAGCTGTTGTGGTGGGCACAATGCTTGTCAGGGTTATGGTCTGTTGCCCTGTGGTCTTTGGCAGGCTGTCAGGCGCTTTGTGAGCGTCCCAGAGCAGGGTTAAACACGCTAGACCGCTAAGTGCCCATGCGCCTAATTTGATTGCTAAATAGGTCATTTTTTCTCCAATTGGTAAGGGGTTTGCCAAGAGTCACCGATTGCGTCCTTAAACGCAATTTGTGCGTGTAGCACTTTGTCGGTTTCTGGGTCACGAAATATCTGAACAAGCACGTGTTGTTGGCTGTCCATGATGGTTGTGTAAACCTCATAAATGTATGTTTTTGCGTCTGCCATAATGCATCTCCTATCGCCGGTACTACGACCATAGGGCATCAGTGTGGCAATTCGGTGAATACCCTCTTAAACGCTTGTTGTATAAGGTTTGCAGGCTGGTTAACAAACATTGGTGAAACCTCTACGTGCAGCCAATCGCCACCCGGCGCGCCGTGTATTTCTGGCTTGCTGTACGACTTCCACGCTTGACGATCACAACGCCAGCCGCGCCCAAATGCTTTAGGGAAATAGTCAAGCACGCACTCAACACCTAATTCGTTTGCGTGAGCAAGCACAGTGTTAATAAACGCAATAGCGCCTTTACGGTTTGCTAGTGGGTATTTTTCTGACGGCCTGTACGACAAGTCAACGGCTCGACCAGTGGCATGAACACTTAAATTTGCAGAGCCGCGCATGTCGCGTACACCCCAACTGCCGTTATTCCAGATTGCGCCGTTGCTGTATTTAATGCACTGACGGATGAATTCATCCATGCCGGGTATTGGGCCTGCAGCTGCGCCGTCGCTGTTACCTGTGTATGGCCGTGAGTTAATTACTTTAGGGTTTGCAGGAATAATGGTCATGGTGTTGTAGTTGGCTCTGCTGGTTTGCGCTTGAGTCCGTTAGCGGCAACAAGTCCAGAGAGTGTGCCAGTCATAAACACTGTAAGTGTCGAGAGCAAGTCAATAAATTGTGCGTCATTAGGTGATTGCTCTAATGGCTGGGTAACGAACAACAAGCCGTACACAAAGCCGATAACGGTGATTGCAAACGTCACGGCAATTGTGCAACCGACAAACACGATCATGCGCGCGTGTAGGTGTTCTATTTCTGATTTTTCTTTAGTCATTAGTAACCCTTTCGCATTGTGTAATTGTCGAGCATCGTGTCATTGGGCCTGTTTTAGGCGCGTTTTGGCGTGTTGTTTCGCAGGCGGTCAGGACAAGTGCAAGCATGACGCTAGTCAATAGGTAGCGAGTTTTCATCGGTGTCTAAATGCAGCGCGGCAATTTCGTCTGCTGTTAGTTCGCGTGTCACGGTAATGCCAGTTTCTGCGTCATGAAATGTGCCAGACAAAGGTTGTGCGTTGCTCATTGTTTTTACTTTCTGTATCCAAACACGGTAATAGTTCCGCCTGTCATAGTTCCTGCACCACTTATGTTGACAATTAAATCTGTGTAAGCCGTTGCGGTGGCCATAATGCCAGAATATGTTGTGCGATATGTGGCGTTTGCAGCCGTTCCAGTAACTACCGTAAATGAGGCAAGTGCTGGCCGTTGGACATCAAAAGCGCAACTTAGATTGCCTGACGTTTGTGATGCCGCTACTGCAATTCCAGTGTTATTGGCTGATGAACCTGTGCCGGTTACGACTGTTGGCGCTGTGTATGCCTGAAATTGTCCAGCCCAACTGTATGTAGAAAGAGCTGCTTCAAACTTGACTCGAATATCAAGATCCGCAATTGAGCATGATACGCCAGACAATGTAACTCTGTAATCTGAGTAAGTTGAGTTAAAAGCATTGGCAACGGTAACTGTGCTAACTGCTGTGCCAATCGTTGCAGTTGTAACAAAAGACAAACCAATGTTTGTTTGCAGCGTGGTCATTTGCGCGGCTGTAAGTATTTGCCCTGCTGTAAAAGTCTGTTCAGCCATCTTTGTGTCTCCTTTAGAAACTCAACAAGTTGTTGTCAAGAGTACCAAATATCGTGTCGTTGAGTGTGAGATACTGGTTGCCGTCTGTGCTTTCAAACGTGTAAGAAATTATGTGGCTGCCAGGTGTGATGTTGTGAGACACGCCAGAAACGATCAGTGTTTGGGTTTCTGTGGCTGGTGTGCCTACAACAAAGTTTTTAATTACTGTGCAAATGCTGGTTAGATCGAGCGTTAGCGCAATGTTTTGGTTGGCTGTTGAGAGCGCTGTTAGTTGTGTTGATAGTCCAGTAAACCGCAATACAGGGTTTTGGTATTTACCTAGTAGGTAGTTGCCTAAGCCTGCTACCTCTGTGGTGGTGCTGTTGAGCAAATTAGTAAGCGCGTATTGTTGTGCTTGGTATAGCGCAATGCTGGTTGCGCTGCTGGTGGTTTGTACTGCGCCTGCTGGAGATTGGGTTATGACGTAGTTGTAGAGCAGCTCATCGCCGTACTGGTTAATTAGTGTTTGGTATGGCAGGCCTGTTCCGTCGGTGTTAAAGGTTGCGCCGGCTACAGGGTTAAGGACACTCGACCTGCCTTTAAATGTCAGTGTGCCGTTGGATGACATAAACAAATAGCCTTGCTCGCTTGTGTTGACTTGCTGCAGGTAGTTAAGGCAAACGGTGTCTTGATCTATAGCAAATGCGCCTAACGTGGATGAGCCTGTATCTATAGATCGAGCGCCCTGATAGTTAATTTCCGCTAAATCTAATATGGTGTTTATTCGTGCGCCAGTCGCCTGTACTGATGGGGTAACAGCGTTTAAGGCTTGGTTTGCCAGCACTGTAAAGTTGTCAGCGCATGACGCATACATCATGTCTTTATTACTTATGTCGTAATCTAAATTCCAGTCTGTAACCAACCCTGTGTAGATCGGTATGCCGTTAGCAAGGATTTGCACCGGGCATCGTGGCAACACAAACGGGTAATACGGGCTAGCCGTGTTTGTTGGATTAAGTATTTCGCTTTGGTTGTTAAACGCAATAGTGGCTGTGCCAGCGTTAAATTGGTCTAATTGGCGGTTACGGCCACGTGTAATGTTTACTGATTCCACAATGCTTGTCAAATCAACAAACGTAACACCGCCTAGCGTGCCTCGACCAGCAGTATCAAGCACACCGTAAAACGAGTCATTTAACTGGAACGGTGTACCAAACCCTGTAGTGGATTGGAAACCCACTAGCACTTGCATTACTGGCACGGTCATGCGGCTGCAAACACCTGACCGCTACGGCGTTGTGCTTTTTGTATTGCTGTAATAATGTCTTGACCAATCTGATCAGGCGTGCTGATTAAGCCGGCATTGACTGTGATGGTCATGCCGCCACCCATTTGACCCATCCTCGACAATGGGATTACGGCCTCTGGGCCTGCCTCGCCAATCATTGCCAATGTTGGTTGATTGACAATGCCGCCGCTAGCCATCTTTGGGATGTTTATTCCGCCGCCGCTAGTTGTGCCTTCATCGCCACCAACCCTGCCAATCTTAATCTCACCAATAAAGCCAATATCAGGTAGCAACGGCAAAGCGTTGTAACCCTTAATGATTGCGTTAATAACTTTTATCCAACTATTGGCCCACACCTCAAACACGCCAATAATGCCGTTAACTACAGCCTTTACGCCTGTGCTAAACCACTCAAACTTTTTGTATGCCACAACTAAACCAACAACTAGCAACGCTATGCCAGCTGCGATCAGGCTAAATGGGTTAAGCGCCATAGCAATGTTTGTGGCCACAATTGCGGCGGCTACCGCTCCAATAGCGCCAGCAATAACTAAAAACGCCTCTGGATTGTCTTGTGCCCAATCAGCAAACTTTTGTAGGTACGGCAACACAGCCTCGACTACTGGCAACAACGCTGCGCCAATTGACTCTTTAGTTTCGTCTAACGAGTTTTGCAGTATCTTAAATTTGCCTGCTGCGGTATCTGCTGCCTCTGCCGCTGCACCACCAAACGTGCCGCCTAAGACGTTCATTACGTCATCAAGTGACGCGCCATCTTTAATCATGGCTTTAATCTCTGGTGAGAGTGCTTGCAAGCCTTTCATGTTGCCGCCGTAAGCCTTAGCCAAAGCATCGCTAACCTCTGCTAATGATTTGCCTGACCCTGCAGAAATGTCTTGTGCCAATCCCAGCGCGTCTGTGGCTGTAGCAATGTCCTTAGTACCACGTACAAGGCTCGCTAATGCTGGTCGTAGTTCAGAGTCTGCGACACCTGACGCTCGACTCATCTGCGCGATCATGTCCTCGCTGGCTTTAACTTGTGCGTCTGTTGCGCCAGTGACGTTTTCTAGTGTCAAAGCCAATTGTGCTTGTTCGGCTTCATCCTCCATTGCCGCTTTAGTAGCGCCTACAAGCGCAACGCCTAAACCTGCAAGAGCAGCTGCAGCTGGCACAGCCGCTTTTTTAATAGCAAACTGTGCTTTTTCGCCAGCAGTTTCTAGTTGTTTAAATTGTTTGATTGCTTTAGAAACGCCTTTGCCGTCAAACTCTGAAATAATTGGAATAGATAGCATTAGAGCGACCGCCTAACAACACTTGCAGTTTCTAATATCATCTTTTCCATTTCCGTTTCAATGCCTCTACGCGCTTTATATACGGCAGGCCCAATAAGTCGAGTGCGACCAGCGCCAACAAAACCTAACTGGTTGCCTAAACGGTTGGCATTAGCGCGACCAGCGGTTTCAAAGATTGCGGTTGCTGGGTCTTTTTGCTCAATCAAGATTACGCCTACAGCGTTGCGCCGGGTGTCAATGCGTAACTTTACACCGTTTTTGGCTTTGGCAACGGTAAACGGAAACAATTGACGGCCTTTGCTAGCCCACTTGTATTGCATACCAGACAACGGCACTTGCGTGTACACGTCTTTGGCTGCGTTAATTGCTGGTTTTGCAATCTCGTTGGCTTGTGCCCTAAAGTCTTTTTGCAGTTGTGGGTCAATGTTTTTGAGCGCGTTAATAGTTTCTTTTACGCCTACCACTTGGATTGTTGTAGTTGCCGACATTGTTACCGCTTTCCCTGCTCGTTAATAACTGTAATCACTGTGAGCAAGTCGCGCGTGCCAAACGGTATTTGTTGTTCAGGCCAGAAACCTGTTGCGGCACAAACTTCGGCTAGTTGCCGTCGATAAGTGCCGCGTCCGTAGGGTTTGGGTTAGTCACATCTGCCTCTGGTAAAACATCCATTTCAGGGTTTTCTTTTAGCCAGTCCATAAAGTCATCGGGCAGTTTTT